GTTTTATACCACGTTTGGCGTTGTTTCTTACGGCTTCTGGATAGTCACTATAAGATTCAAGTTTTTCTTCGCTTATGATTTCTTTTAGTTCTTCAATAGTAAGTTGTCTTTCGTATTCTTCTATTGATTGGCTATTAAGGTCAAGGCGATCAGCAAAATAGCCTTCTATACTAAAACCTTTTACTTCGCCATTCTTCGCCTTTTCGTAGATTTCTTCGTTGTCTACTTTCATACTAACCATCCAAGTACCTTCTGGCACGTTCAAACCGTAGTGTGCAGACTTATCTTTTTTCGTGTTTTCGACAATCCAGCTTTCTACTATAGTCATACCTTCGATAGGTTGTTTATGTTCGTAGGTTGCGTTTTTGTGGTTGCTACGTTTAAAGAAAAGTTCTGATGCTTTGCGTACCGTGTCTTTAGAAAAGTAAATATAGTATTCGTCACCTTTGTCGTTACGTCTATAAATACTTTTGTCTGGTATTAAAGCAGCACCCATAAGAATACGTTTCTCTTTGTTTACTTCTTTAAGTTGTAATTCGTGTTTATTTAAGGCAATGAACGATTCTTCAATGGCCGGAGATTCAACTACCGAAATGGCCTCTATACCAGAAGTTTCGTCATCTTCATCTATTACAAGTTCTACAATTCTCATATATATATAACTTTAGTTTGTTTATAGTGTTGCATTTGTTACACGGTTTCTATCAAGTGCTTGTGCAGAAGTTACTTCACCACTGACTACAAAAGCTTGAGTAGGCTGTTGCTGAAGCTGTGCGAGCTGATTCAGAGAACTGTCACCGACCACGTTAAATTGTGGTGCAACTGCTTCACCACCACCTAAGTCTGGTGCGCCAGTATCACCACCGCCACCAAGGCTTGCGCCTTCAAATTTTTGTCTGCTAATACTTGCTACATTAGCTAAACCACCAGCTACCGCCAAACCTGCCGCAATGAAAGGTTGAGCAGGAAATAATACTGTTGCAGGATTTGCTGCTGCACTTGCAAAAATAGCGTTAGCACCTTGATATGTAGCAATAACCGCTTGCGCTATATTTGCCGCTTTCTGAATTTCAAATGCTCGTTTAGCTTTTCTGTTATTTTCTGCTAACATTTTTTCTTTTTGCTGATCAGTCAGTTCTTCATTATCAAGAATTTGTTGATTTAAACTTTCAAATTTGTCTGCTCTTAATTGTGCAAATTGATTAACGACATCCAAAGTCTGTAAAGCACTATCAGTAATAAAGTCATTTAATGCTTGTGTCTCCTCTCTTTTTTTCGCATCTCTTTCTTTTCTATCTTCCTCTGCTTTGTCCTCTAAAGCCTTTTTATTATTATATGCTTCTGTTTGGTATTTTAATTCAATTTCATTTTTTTCATTTAAACGTGCTATTTCTATTTCATCTAATGCCTCTGCATTACCATAAGCCATAGCTTCTAACTTGTCATACTTTCGTTCAACTTCGTCTAATTCGTTTTGTTGTTCGGTTTTAAACCTTGCTTCGTTTTCTTGTCGTATTTTGTCAAGTTCTGCAAGTAGTTCTATTTCTTCATCTACAATACCAAAATCTATTTCAGCTTGGTCTTTTCTAAATTGTTCAGCGTTTTGCCTTCTTTGTTTGTAGTAGTCTCTTTCTTCTTTTAAAATATCATTGTATGCTATTTGTGCTTCTTGAACTTGACCTTGATATATGTTTTTAAAAAATACTTGTTCTTGAGCTAACCTATCTAATCGTTTTGCTTCTTCTAAAGCTTGCCTTGCTCTTTGTTTTCTTAAACGAATAGTAGACTTGCCTTCGCTTTCTAACAATCTAATTTTTCTATCAAATCGCCTTTGTTCTGCTTCCGCTACTTGCCTTTGTAATTCTATTTCCTTTTCTAATTCTTTTTGCCTTTGCGCTGCTTCTTTCTTTTCTCTTGCTGCTCTTTTCTTGGCATTTGCAGCATTTACTTTGGCTTGTTTTTCTCTTTCTCTTTCTGCTTTACTAGTGATTCCTAAAGCATCAGTAACCGCATAATAAGATGCTACAATACCATCAATAATTGCTTTTAATGGTTTTAAAGCAAAGTTTATTGCTTTTTTTACTACTGGTCCAATCTTGTCAAAGTTTGCAATTAAAGCACCTACCGCTATGACTATAGCACCAACACCAGTGCCTATTAAAGCTAATCTAAAGACTTTCATTGCAGTCGATGCTGCACCTGTTACAAAAGCAAATGTACTTTGAGCTGCGCCAGCTAATTTAGTACCTATTGCAAGTTCTTTATACGCACTTGTTAAACCTTGTATACCTTGTTGAATAGCTAAAGCACCTTGAACTTTTACTAATGTTTCATTTAGTTCTTCATTTTCTTTGCCAAATAAAGTAAGCGCACCTTGTGTAGCTAAATATGCGCTTGTAACACCATTTAATGCTGGCGCTAACTTTTGTATAAATGTCTTTGATGCACCGTCTACCGCCAAATCGGTTGCCATTTGAACCTTTCTATATTCACCAACTTTTGTTAAAAGTTCTTGGTATTCTTTAGAAGTAGTGTCACCTGCGAGAGCTAACTCGTAAAGACGGTCTTCAGCCTCTCCCATTCTGGTTGTAAGTGGTTGAAGTTCTTCGCCATATCTTTGTGCAAATGTTGCACCAGTATTAAAACTTCTATTTACTTGGTCATTAGCCTTTGCAGTGCTGTCCATTGTACTATTAAGATTCTTAAAATCTTGTTCAGTTTTGGGCGCATTGTTTTTTATGTCTATTTCTATAGTTCTTTTTTCAGCCATTTTAGTTGTTCTTTATTTCGTTTTTTCAACAGGTTCATTCTTTTCTTTTGCTTATATATTTCTTTTATTCCTGTTTCATAATTATAAAGACCTTTAGCTATATGAACATTGTAGCTGCCTTCGTAGAATTCGTCTATTTGTAGTAAGTCTATTATGTGCTTAATCATTACGGTTGTTGTTGTATGTAAATTTGTGTTGTTGATTGAGTACCGTTAGTAAACGTGTATTCTACGTCTAAAGTAATTAGTTCAACAGTACCGCCTTCAGTTCTTATTCTATCACTATCCTCCGTGTTTATGTAGTCAACGTCATCTTCAGTTTTAAGTACCGTTGTCGCATTTGGATTGTCTGGTATACACACTTCTACCGTGCCTTCACTTGTCAACGTACTTGGCGTTATTGTTACACCACTTGTTGTAGTAGTTACCGTTGCACTTTCTACGCCATTAGGAAACACTATTCTAACATCTATACATTGACTATTTTGGTCTGGCTTTAGTGGTTCTATAAGTCCTAATTGTTCAGGTAACAATGGTCTAAAGTCGTTTATTAAAACAAAGTCTACTTCGCCTGTATTTAGGTTAGACTTCATAGACTGAACAATAAATCTTTTGTCACGAATAATTACACGATCATTTAACCTTAAATTAGTTAGTAAGCTTACAGGTAAATTCGTTTTTACGGTGGTTTGTCTATTCTTTAAATTAAACAAGTTGAGTAAGTAACCACTATAATACGTTTTAAACAAAGTATTTTGTTCTACAATATTTGTTAAACTACTAATATCTGCATTAAAGTTTAGTGTATAGTTTTCAGTTAATACTTGAACGTCTTGACCGAAAGGTACATAGTCAGTTTCTAAACCACCAAACGTACCACCATTAAATCTATATTGTTGTGATAGTTGTTCGTATTGATATATTATCATAGGCTTTGGAACATACTTGTTTCCGTCTATGTTTATTGTTTCGCCTATTTGTAGGTTAGTGCCTTGAAATCTTTGCATCAGTAGATTCTCAAAAGGTACTTCTACAGTAAAGTCACCACCGTCATAGTCAAATTTATTCTTCGTGTTTCCGTAGTCACGACCAGTTAAGTTTCTAAATATTGTATTCGTTGCGCTTTCACTTTCTTGATACTTAAACTCAACATTCTTAAACAACTTAATCCTGTCTATTTTAACACTTTTTATGTCTGTGTATTGTGTTATATCTACAACCGCACCTTTAGCATACCAATCGTCAAGTGGTTCTATTTGATACGTGTCTAATGCAGTACCATAACAAGTTAAATTAAACATCTTTAATATACCACTAAAGAAGTCGCTTACTTTCATATCTGGCATATAATTAACTACGCTTAAATCGTTTGTTAAAGTCATTGTAGCAGTAGCGTAGTAGTTATTCACTACAGGTTGAAGAATAAGTAACGTGCCACCTGGATAATAAAAAGCTAATTGTTGGTACAAACATTCAAAGCTAATTGTGACCGCATCTGTTGCTTTTACTCTAAATTGATATTGTTTATTTAAGGTTGATTCGTTGTTGTCTATTGTTATTTGATAACTATCCGCACCTTGACCTTCTAAAACTTGTACTACTTGATTGTTAAGTATAACTTCAATATAATATGTTACAGATAAATCACTAATACTTGTTATAGTCAATTTTACTTTATGTTCTACTGGACCAACTGGTGTTTCAGTTTGTAAAGTTGGCAACATAGTAGCTTGATTTTGATACGTGTAAGTTAACGTGTCATTTGCCAAACTAAAATAGTCTTGATAAACCGCAGTAGTGTTGTCGTTACCACTATCTGTACTTCCACCTGTAAAGTCTATAATCTTTGCACCTGTAGTAAACTGAAAGTCTTCACTATTCTTACAATACAAGTATGCATTTTTAAAACGCTTGTCACTAAAAAACGTACCACTAAAAGTAACACCGTATCTTGTTTGTATTGTGTTAAATAATGCTATTAGTTGTATTGCTGGAAAAAGTTCATTATACAAGACGCTACCAGTACCAGTTGGACTTATGTCTCTACTGTCGCCTGTGTCATAAGTTATGTCTCTATTAAATATCAAAGGAAATCTAACACCATAGTCAAAGCTTCCGTTCGTTATTCTGTCACGTACCGCTATGCCGTCATAACTAAAATTATAAACATCAAGCTCATTCATATCGGCAAGCTTTTCGTCACCAAATTTGTCTTTAAGGCTTGTTATATCGCCATAGAAAGTAATTTGATAGGAGTAAGCTTGATTGTCTTTTATTTCGGCTTTTTCAAGGCTTATAGTACCAGTTCTAAAAGTTGTTAAATCTATTTCTATAAACGCACTTCTTCTTATGTTGTGATCTATAGTGCTATCTACATCGTTTTGGTAAAAGTGTTGAAAGATTGCATCGTTGCTTGGTGTTGACGGAACTGAAAAGCTTTGTGAGAAGTCGGTGAAAACTTTACTTATATCAGAAATATCTTGCTGCTTACTTGTAACACTTATTGTTTCGTCATTAAATAAATCAAGTCGTTGTCCTTCTATATATACTTGTACTGTCCGCATTAGATAACCGTGTTTATCATATCGTAAGCAAATTCAAACTCAAGTGTGTAGTTCATCATTCCGTTGTTTATACCTACTTGTTTTTCAAGTGAACTTGGCTTGACTTTAACTGATGCATAATCTTGATTGTTTTCATAGTCGCATATAGACACATATTCACTTAAGAATAATTGTTGTAAATATTCACCATAACCGTCATTAACCCAACCTGTATTTAGTTTAATTGTTTCTGTGCCGTTTATATTGAATTGTGCTTTTTGTCTTGTGTCTTCAGGTGTAAAAGGTAAACTATCTGGATTTAACTTGTATTCGTTTTTCTTTACTTCAATAGTTCGTGTTTTTGCCTTCTGAAAAAAGATTCTTGACCAACTACCATACCTATTAACAAAGTCTACTGTCACGGGTTGGTATTTAGGTTCGCATTGTGGCTTAAAGTATGCCGTCCAACGTACCGTAGTACCACCAGCTAAAAATTCTACTTTGTTGCCGTTAGCTGCATACGTTAAATATATTCGTGAAAAGCTTTTAAGACCAGCCGTTGTTGCCGTATAATCAAAACTACTACCACTTACTAAATCGGTGTACCTTACTATATCACCTATGCTTATTTGAATATCGAAAGAACCCCATAGTCCGTTATTCTGTCCTGTAGAAATAGTTGAATCATAGTTATAAAAGTAAGTACCTTCGTCAAGTAAAACCGTAGGTGCAGCTGGATTGTAACCGTCTTCATAATAACCAAAGCCGTCTACAAATGAATCAGTTATCGTGCTACCTACTTGTGTGTATGTGCCACCTACTAACTTATATTTTTTTAGTTCATAGTCTACTTCGAAATCTGTGCTTGTGTCTATGTCATAAGCTAAACCTGTTGCATTTTGCCAATGTGTAAAATTAAAATACTCACGAATGTAAGGTGATATGTTGTAATAGGTTTCTATCTTGTTAGATGCTGGTATTAATTTAGATAGTGTGTAAGTAGGATTAGACGTACCTATGTCAGTACCTAAAAACAATTCTACCTTACTACCTTCTTGACCTGTTTCGGCTATTTCTACTATGTATGGTGATCGTGCTAAATTCATTTGGCTAATCGTTTAAAGTTTTCATCAGTTATTGTATTAAATAGGTTTACCATATCAAGTGCATACTTTTCAGTAAGTTCTTTAGGCAACCTTTTATAGTATTTTTCAAAAGGCTTTGTAAAAAATAGTGTTGGCTTTAAACCTCTATTGTAAATATTACCAGCCACTATGTATCCAATAGTTTTATAGTTGCCTTTTGTAAATCTACCTTTTTCGTCACGTAGTCGTAGGTTTTTTCGTTGTGCCCATTTTGCTATGTTCGAAGCAAATTGTTTAAACGTGCCTTTGCTTTTGCCACTACCAAACTTGTAAGGACTGTTAGGTGCTTGTTGACCTTTTATTTTTGCGTTCTTACTAACCTTACTTGGATTCTTACCTTTGACTCCTAAATCTTGATAAAAACCATATTCGTCCATTTCAAAACTTATTTGAATACTATTCTTACTTTCTTTTACGTAACCTTTAAGACTATTAGCAAGACCTTTAGTGTCTTTAGGCATACCTTTCTTTGCTTCACGTATTACGTTAGCTTTAAATTCGTCTAATATGGCTTGTACGTTTTCTAACATATAGTCATATCGTTTGGTATAAGAATATCTACAGTCATAGTAAAGCCAGCTAACTTGTTTTCGAATCGTTCAGTAAAAGGTTCGCAACTTGGTGAACCGTCTACTTGAAATTTATCGGTGTATAAAGTACCACGTCTTAACAATTCATAGCATCTGTTAAGAACCGCTAACATAGTGTTAAGTACATAAAGCTCATTATCGTTGCCGTCAAAGTTATTCGTGTTTGCGTCCTTACTTATATCGGTTATGTCCATAGCAAGAATACTAATGTTGTACCTTATTACGTTTTCTTCAAAAGTTGCCGTGTTTACGATTAAATGAACTAACGGAAAAATAGTCTGCTTGTTTAAGTCTACTTCAAAAATATCACCTTGTGTAACGGTGTTTATTATTGCATCGTTTTCAAAGTGTTGTTTAAGTTTGTCTATAATATCAAAATAATTCATAATATATATTATCGTTTCATTTGTCTTTTAAGTTCGCGGTTTTCGATTTCCGTTTTTTGCTTTTCGAAGGTAAGATAGGTGAGACATTGAGTAAGTCTCGTTCTGGTAACTTCATCAAACTTGGTGATATCTCCACCAGCGCATTTATAGATGCTTGAATACCAGCCCCACTGTTTTCCAAATTGACTTCGTTCTGAGTATTCAGCGAATGCGTCATCTTCGTCACTTCGTTCTGTAAATAAGTCATTGTAAGATTTAACAATTCGCTTCCTAAACTCCAAAAAAAAACCGATGCACTTATAGCCACATCTAAAGGTGCAAACTTCATCAGTTCTTGCATATCTTCGTTTGGTTCGTAGTCTACGATAGAATACTTGTCTTTGTATTTTTCTTTTATTGGTCGATACATTACCGCCATAGCTTTGTGGTAGGTAGACCAGTTTTGAAAGTGATGTTCTAAATCGACGTATTCTCCGAAGCTTATGTCGTCTATTTTTGGCAGAAAACCGAATTCAATATCTTTTATTTTAAATTGTCTTACAAGTTGTGGCTTTTCACTAAACACATCAGTAAAGTGTTTTATTAAGCCATTTAGTTCTTTAACTTTTATTTGCATTACTTCTTTTAGTTCTATGCCGCAAAATATTTGAATCATTTTGTTAGCTATGAATTCTTCGTCATTGCTTTGTTCTTTCATTTCTATGAACTTTTGATACCTTGATAAAGGTATTTCTGAAAGTGAAGTAGGAAGTAATATGTCAAGCTTCATAATTATATAACTTATTTTTCGTGTTTTTGTAGTTTAGAGAATAGAATAACTACCATAGTTTTTGTTCATACCAAGTGTTTCCATTTCGTGGTAACGGACTGCGTCTATTGCGTGGTTAAAGTTGTCTATAGGTTTGTTTAGTCGTTTACCTGTTTTGTCGGTGTCCCAACAATATGAACGAAGTTCTTTGATTAGGTTTGTACTTTGTGAAGTGACTAAATAGTTTTCACGTTGCATAACATCAATACCGTAGTTAATTGAGTCACGACCTTTTGTTACACCTTTTATTGTGATGCCATACCTTTGTATGTCTGCTATGCTTTTAGGTTCTGCTGAATCTGCGTAAACAGGTACGTCACGTGGTAGTATCTTGGCTATGTCACTATTTAATAAACCTGTTTGGTAGGTTACTTCGTTAAGTATTCGTGTTTCGTTCATTTTGTAGACTTCGATAATACTTGTTGGGTCATTCGTGTAGCCAAAGTCAACACCGA